GGCCTGATGCAGTTCGAGCCTGATCACTGGCGGCAGCGATCGTGGCGGCGATTTGAGCGACAGATCCAAGCAGGCAAGCCTCAGGAAATGGCAGAGCTTGTTTGGACTGTCGAGCTCATTCACATCAACAATCTTGCCCAGGTAGTTGAATGGTGTTACGAACATCGCCTTGAAGTTGATTTCTCATCAAAACAAAATGGGCTGTATGACTCTGAATCAAAGACAATTAGTATTGCATCGACTGCAGGCCCACTACGACAAGTAGTATATCTGCTTCACGAATGCGGTCATTTTTTGCTTGAGAAAAACAGTGAAGATCCACGTTATGTTAATGGATATCCAACAATTAACGAAGTTAAACGTGAATCTTTTCGTAATCGACTTGCATGTCTTGAAGAAGAACTTGAAGCATGGCATCGTGGGTGGAACCTGTCTGAGCGATTGCAATTAAATCTAGAACGTGAACAATTTGATGTAATTCGTGTAGAATGTATTAAGTCCTACTGCGATTGGGTCTCAAATAAAAAGAAAAAATAGTAGATAAAAACCCATGGACAATATTCTTGAATTATTCCAGACCATGTTCTTCCACAATGCAGGGGTTGTTCCGTTGTCATTGAAATCAATGCATTTTGATTACAATAGAATTCTTGCAGAGCTTTCACCAGATGAAGCACGTAAGATGAAACGTAAGTTTCGAAAAATGTGGAGGAAATATCTAAAAAGTTACATGTTTAACGTTGTGTCGCCTCATCTTGTTGAGATAGTGAGACCTTACGGGTTTGGTGAAGATTCTCCAACAAAATTGCAGAAGTATCGTAGGAAAAAGTTTGTCTACAATCAAGTTACGAAGCTAGCGAAAGCTTTTTATGACCAACAAAAACGATGAAGAAATTCATGTCTTAAAGAAGCTATATGACAAAGGTAGAGTGCACATAGCAATCTTCACGACTTTTGGTAACTCAGTGAGAGTAGAACACATTTATAACTCAAGAAAACTTTGCAAGCAAATACTAAAGAAAAAACTAGCAAGAGAACTTTGGACACGCATGAAGAATTATGCATACTACAAAGAACAGTAGTGCAAAATTTGCTTCTAATGTAGTATTTTATGAGTATGCAGCGGAAGAAGATTGTATGGAATTCAGGTGAAACGCACGTCTCTAAGAGATTGCGGTTGATGCCACATATCACAAATTGTGAAGTGCCAAAAGAATTTTATGCAGACTACTACGCGAATCTTCTACCCGGCTCACTTTGGCGTGTTGCTGTGCCTTTGATGAAAGACTTAGCATATCCTGACATTACTTTTGATCAGCCCCCATTTCCATATCTTGTTCGTAGTCTCCATAATATGGAATCTGGCATTTCCGCCAATACACTTGCTCTCTATATTGGAGAAGTTAGAGTTGATGAAATCACACAACTAAACAGAGCAGTTAGTGTTATTCGTCGTTGTTTTTTAATTGATGGTCGTAGATACCTAACAAGAGATATCAACAATTTTGTACCGATTAACAACTTAGGAGCCAGCAATGTCATCTAAACACAATGGGCCCGTGCAAGCTACTCCATATCCTTTACAGAGAATTTCTCCACCTATTATGCCTCTACTCGCAGAGGCACAGGCAAATGCTTCTATAACAACGATTTCTTCAACGCTGAATACAAAACTTTCATTATTGACTGAGCAAATTCTGCATCTTCAATCTGTAGGTGAAGAATTAATTAAAAAGTTTCAGAGAGACTCTGATTTGCATAATGTGCAGTGCTCGATTATCAAGAGACCTGGGACGGTTTTCTATCTATATAAACGCCAGAATGATACACAATTTTTTTCTATTATTTCACCAAATGAGTGGAGCGGACTATTTAAATTTGATTTTCTAGGTTCATATCTGTTGGAAGCTGACATGACTTGGACGTCTAAAGATTCTTTTTAGTTTTTGCAATAGGAGTAAAATATGCTATCATCACTAACAACTGAAATTCTTGACTTGAAACTATGCTATGTTGCTGATAATTGGGCGTACTTCACATCATGTGATATTCATGATCAATGGGGTGATGATTGGGATGATAGTCCATATGAGCACAACGCCGGACCACCATACTCAGATAATGAGGAAGTTTCACATACGATTTTTATGGTTGCATTTACAGGACAAGTTGATCCACCCTGTGCTAGCTATGCGAATTCTCATTGGTCTGTTGAACAAATTAACAATGGAGACGTACCGTGGCTTTCAAATCAATTCTTCACGTCAGACAAGGTAGACAGCATTTATGCAGGGACTTCACTTCGTGAGTTTATAGAATATATAAAAAGGAATGAGGGTAATGTCTTTTTACCGCTTAATATTGTAGCTGAATCTGTTGATGAAAAAAACTTGAAAGTAGACTTTTTTAGAGGAGAGTTCGGATGACAAAGGGGGACCAATTGGTCCCCCTTCTTTTAAGCATTTGATTTAATCGCTAACGTTGAAAAAAATAATGTTGTAGCAATTAGAGCAATGACAACATGTGTAATTAACATGAATATTTCCTAAAGTCTTTTTTTCTTTGACTCTGTCGTTTGAACATGTGGCAGAGCTGTTTGTGTATTCATTTGTGTTTGAAGCATTTCAGAATCTGCTTGAGGTTCAATATACCCGAAAATGTCATTCAAATCGGTGTATGCCCGTGTTAGTTTATATTGAACCCACCCTGGTAACTCATCATTTTCAGAAATAAAATCGAGAAGCATGCTAGATATATCATTCAATCTGTGAAGTTGGGCAACCGCCATAGAACCTTCGTGATCACTTTCACCATGGTTCCAATCTCTTCCTTGTTTATTGTGATGCATGTGTTATATCTATTATGCATAACAAGATAGTTAGTTGTATGAGAATAAGAATTTCTGAATTACGCAGAATCATTAGAGAGTCACTTAAACAAGACGCGGATGTTCCTGGACGTTGGAGAGCAAATGACACACCCATTGATCCAGAAGAATTAGATAATCTTGGTGATAGTGGATTTGGAGATGAATTTCCTGAAGAAATTGATCCTATTACTGTAAAAGAAATAAAATCTTTTGTGAAAAGTGTAATTGCTGAAGGACCAGCTGGTCCTGGTGTTACCAGCGATCCTACTAGCGTTGAAGGATTCTATCCTTATGAATTGGAAAGAGGAAATGATATTCAGGGTTACTGGTATAAATCACCGGGTGATAAAGGAAGTAATGATCCTGGTCGTCCTGAAGATGCAGAAGAATACATTGGCTTTAAAACGAAAGGCGCAACACCTGCAGATGCTGCTGCTGAAGCTGCACCACCTACTGATGCTGAATGATTTTTGTTTTGTACAGTTGTAAATTATTATAAACAATACAAGTATGAGTATTTTTAAGTTAATCTCAGGAACTAAGAAGAAAGTTTGGAATGTTTTAGGTTCGGAAAAAACAGTTTCAGCTCTTAAATTGGCTGCAGCAATGGTTGCGACAATTCATGCAATTGAAGAGTTCAGAGATGCTTCAAAAGCTGCAAAAAAGAAAATTGGTTTTTCATCTAATGATGAGTGACTAAGAAGATTTTTTTCTTTGTTTCTGATATCATATATCACGGTTTTAAGAAATTATTTGTATGATAATGCAACACTTTAACATGCATGAGCTACATGAACAGTACATTAACAATGATCCATTCCCGCATGTCGTAATTGATAATTTTTTACAAACGTCAATTGCAGAAAGCATGTTATCTGAGCTTGAAGAGCAAGACATTTCTGACTGGGAATATGATCCTCACTCTGAGCAGATAAACAAATGGTCAATGCCAAATCTAAGAAGGTTACCAACTTTCACATCTAAAACTTTAGAGTGGTTTAATACTGCTGATTGCATTCAACTTTTTGAAAATTTAACCGGAATAAGTGGATTAATTGCTGATCCGCAGTATCTTGGAGGGGGAGTACACGTTACTTCGAGGGGAGGTAAACTGGGTATTCATTCGGATTTTAATATTCACCCACAATACAAAACTCATCGTAGATTGAATGCGTTACTCTTCTTAAACAAAGATTGGAATCCTGATTGGAATGGACAACTTCAACTTTGGTCGTCTGACATGAAGCAGTGTGTTCATTCTATTGAACCTGAATTTAATAGATTAGTTATTTTTAATGTTAATGACACATCATTTCACGGCGTTCCAGAAATGCTTTGTTGTCCTAAAGAGAAAAGACGTATATCGTTAGCGTTGTACTATTATACGTTAGATAGACCAGAACATGAAAAATCTGATTTTCATTGGGCTCTTTGGCAAAAGCCAAATCTATGACAGGAGATGTTATGCCGACTTATGATTATGCATGTTTAGTTTGCAATAATGAGTTTGAACTAGATCAGTCAATTAATGATGATCCTGTCGCGACGTGTCCTAAATGTTTAGTTTCAACTCAAAAGAGATTAATTTCAAAGACGAACTTTGTTTTAAAGGGTTCAGGTTGGGCAGCTGATAATTACGCAAAGAAATCTGAATAGTGCAAAATTGCAGTGACATATGAGATATTAAGAAAGTAATGGCATCCGATAAGAAAATGCTTCAAATTGCGGCTGAATCTGCTTTACATAATCCCAGCAGATCTCATGATAGACGCAGTATGAAGTTGGGTGCTGTAGGACTTCGAAATGATGGTGTTTTAGTTTATTCAAAAAACATCTCAACGGTCGATTGTTTTCCTCATGCACATGCAGAAGCAAGATTAACGAAAAAACTAACGAAAAATTCTATTGTTTGGGTAGCTAGAGTCACGAGTGATGGAAACTGGGCAATGTCTCGCCCTTGCAATAACTGTGAAAATGCCTTGAGAATGACCGGCGTGAAAAAAGTCGTATACACAATTGGCCCTAATGAGTGGGGAGTTATTCACCTCGAAAAGTAAAATGAACAACGTAATCTCTATTAGAGAAAAGCTAGAGAACTGGCAGTTTACGTATTCTGATCCTGGCCATAACTTTGCAGTATTCACGTCAAATCATGGTCGATTTAAATTCACGTTTAAATCAAAACAACCAGACGTTTATCTTGATTTTGTTGATTCAGTTGCTTTGCTAACAGACATGTCTGAGGCTATTGAGAAAGCTATGGATATTATGTACGAACAAACATAGTACTTCTTGTGTACTTTCAATCTTTTAATTGTTATTATTGTTACTTAGGAGTAAAAATGAAGAAGAAGCAGAATACACACAACGTCACTGTCCCTGAAATTCCTGAAGTTATTAACATGGACACACTTTCATATTCATCTGATCTAGAGATTGAATCACGTTTTCGATCGTTAGACACAGAGCGAGCGCGTGTCAACAACATTGGTTATGATTCATACGCATGGGAGGTAGAGTTGGCATATCTCCAACGTGAAATTGGTATTAGGGAATCTCGTAGAATTGCGCATGAGAATTATCTAAAGATTAATCCAGAAGCAGCTGATATGTCGTTTTCTTCTTTTGATAACGATGAATACACTGTGAACTGAAAAATGCTAGATAAGAAAAACTCCTCACAAAGCAGTACATCCGGCACTCTTCGTTCTTACTTGAATGAACTAAAAGAGTTTGGTCAACTTAAACATCCTGAAGTTGTATCTCTTTTTCAAACTTACGAAAAAGGTGGAGTTTCTGCTGTCAAAGCTCGTCAAAAGCTAATTGAGTCAAATCTTCGACTAGTTATTTCAATTGCAAAAACCCAGAAAAGCAGTAGCATTCCTCTAGAAGATCTTATTCAAGAAGGCAATCTTGGACTAATCAAGGCAATCGAAAAATTCGATTATAAGAAGGGTTTTCGTTTTTCAACATATGCCACATGGTGGATTAAACAGGCAATTAGCCAACACATGCTAAAACGTAAACGAATGATTCGTTTACCTGCACATGCAGCAACTGTGCAAAGAAAGCTACTACAAGCTGCTGACGAATTCAAGGAGCAGATGGGTGTTGAACCGACGCAGGAAGAACTTCTTGAACTTGTCGATGCGTCAGAAACAGTTATCAAAGCGACTATTAAGTCAGGCAGAGATGTTATTTCTTTGCAACAGCCTGTTTCATCACAAGATGAATCTTCAACACTAGAAGATCGACTCGAAGATGTTGAAGGCAAACAAGACCCATTTTATAATGTCTCATCAAAAGAATTATTTGAAACAGTTAAATCTGTGTTAAGTAATCTAACTGACAAAGAAGCTGCTATTTTGAGATTGCGTTTTGGTTTGTTTGATGATTCAGAACTGAAAGAGCAATATAAGCTATCTGAAGAAGATAAAGAAACCTTATCTAAAGGTGAAACGCTACGATGATGACTGCTCTTCTGATTGCTTGTGTATTACTATTAATATGCAATAGCTACATTAGCGTTCGAAGCTATTTTTTACTAAGTCTCTTAGATGAAGAGTTTAATGAGCTTCTTCAAACAACTAGAACAGTAGAAAAGCAATACAGTCCTGAAGTTGGCCTAGATAAGCGTCTTCAAGAAATACAAACAGCAAAGTTTGCTGTTATAAACAGGAAAAATAAATGAAAAAGACTTCTTACGCAACTGTTACTTCTGATGATGGCGTTAATTATCGTGAGATTGCTAACACGATGACAGAAATTGGATTTAAGATGAATCATTCATCTGCTCGTAACTATGTTTTACGTGTTATGAAAAAGTTTGGGAAAGCAGTCACAGACTCATGGGATCTAAAAATTTCTGACTCAGAACTTGAAAGAATTTGTAAAACACCACAATTCCAGCAAGGAATCTGCGATATACTTCAATCTATTGCTGAAGAACCAAAAAACAAGCTAAACGGGTAAATCATGAGACTACAAAAAAAGAGTATTTCTAAAGTTAATTTTCTTGACATACTTCGTCGTCGAAAAACAACACTAATTAATTTCTTGGATGAATCAGGAATTGTTTCTTACAGTCTGTTAGTTTCACGCTGCAACAGTATGGGAGTTAATCCTCCTACTGAAAAACAGTTCCTAGAAGCAAAAGGAGAGCAAATCACGCAAGACGTTTCTTCACCTACAGAAGGAATTGTAGTTCTAACACCACCTGATATCATTGTTGAAACAACAGGCAAAGCTGATTTGACAGTTGAAACAGAATTTCAATCAATTTATGTTCCACCACAATATCCAAAAAAGAAAAAGCCAATAACGAAATATTCAAAAAATATCATTCATTTGAAAGAAGAAGAAGAAGAAGTGCAAATTAAAATTGAAGATTGATATAGTAAAAACATGAAAAGTGTCATCGACATTCTCGAAGCCCTAGAGTCCGACAACTCCCGTCTCTTCAAGGAAGACCTTCTCGAGCGAAACAGCAAGAACGATCTCCTCAAGCGCATCTTCGTTGCAGTCGGTGATCCATACACCAATTTCTACGTGAATAAATTCAAGATGCCCCCAGCTCTCGGAACGGGTGACGACGACCATGTGGTGGCCGAGTTCCTCGATACGATCTATATTGAACTGTCAACTCGGTCGGTCACCGGTAATGCAGCAAAGGCACTGATCGCCGACTTGTTCAAGGACATGACGGAGATCCAGCAGAAATGGTGTCTTCGTATCTTGCTTCGTAACTTGCGTGTTGGTGCATCTTCTTCAATTGTGGATAAAACCTGGCCAGGAGCCGTAGCCAAGTTCTCGGTGCAGCTGGCCGAATCACTAACCTCTCACTTCGAGGTTGATAAGGGAATTGTCATCGATGACCCCATCGACTATCCAGTTCGTGTCGAGCCTAAGCTCGATGGTCTTCGATGTATTGCTGTGAAACATAATGGTGAAGTGATCATGTTTACGCGAAGTGGAAGTGTGCTTGAGACTCTGCCAACAATTAAATCTGCCCTTGAGGCTGCAGCCTGGGATGACTTTGTTCTCGATGGAGAATGCATGGGTCAGGATTGGAATGAGTCAGCGTCTGTTGTCATGTCACACAAGAAAGGCAAAGATGACAGTGGCATGATTTTTCACGTCTTTGATGCCATGCATTTCGATGATTGGCGTGACCAGACAAATGAATCTACTCTTGAAGATCGAATCGGTCTCGTCACTGATCTTGTCAATGAAGTCGGTTCAACACACGTCGTACAGGTTCCAGGCAAGTCTGTTGATGGAGAAGCTGACCTGATGGACTTCTATTCCAAGTCAATGGAAGGCGGATACGAAGGCATCATGGTGAAGCGCCTTGAGTCTCCCTATGTATTTAAGCGATCTGATTCAGTGGTTAAGCTCAAGCCGGTTGCCACTCATGAAGGCGTCATTGTCGGACATTACGAGGGTCGCCGTGGTTCCAAGCGTGAAGGAATGTGGGGAGGTTTCGAGATTCTCATGCCGAATGGCGTGGTGACACGGTGCGGCGGCGGGTTCACGGACAAGCTCAAGGCTGAGATTAATGTTGATCCTGATTCATGGATCGGCAAGATTGCTGAAGTGGAAGGCCAGCCTGATCCACTGACCACTGACGGCCTTACGGCAGATGGACGAATTAGGTTTCCTGTTTTTTGTCGTTTCAGAGATGCTTCTGACGTTGATCCTAAAATTCTTGCTATGTATGATGCTTACATTAACGGTTGACACATCGTGTCAAATTGCAATGTACAAATCTTAAGAATGTAATAAATATATTTAACGCTGAATTCATGGAGGAATTGACGAGTTGATGTAAAGACAATTGTATCATGCGGAGCCGCTGACTATTCAGCATGTAGCATGCCACATCGTCTCGTCATTCTGGCGAGCAGCAACGATGAGAATCAAGAATAATTTGATGTGGAGAGTCTATTCCATAGTCAAGTTACATCTTCTTTTTCATAAAGTTAATTCTGAACTGAATTCAGTCTATGGAGAAATTGTTATGAATTATTCACAAGTCATTGTAAGTTGGTTGATGTCGGTTATGACGACTTTGTCGCCTATTCCGCCCGCCTCCGATACTCACGTGAATGGTGAGACGGCCACTGAAAAGCAGGCGAGATTTGAGTCAATTGCCCAAGATATTCAAGAAGTTGTTTGGCATGAAGATGAAACTCCCATGTTTCAGGGCCCAAATGGTAGAGAAAAATCTGCGATTTTCGTTGCAACATATGCATTTTACGAGAGCTCTTTTAGGAAGAGCGTCGATACAGGTACAAGATTGGGTGACAGCGGTCGTTCATGGTGCCTAATGCAATTGAATCTCGGTAAAAAAGGAAAAACAGCAGAGGGTTGGACAGGACAGGATCTTGTCAACGATAGAACAAAATGCATTCGTGCAGGCTATCATGTGATGCGCCGAGCAATGGGCGCATGTTCAAAGTTGCCTGTCGCTGAAAGAATGGCGTCTTATGTTTCAGGAAATTGCGACACGAAACGTGATGTTGCTGCTTTTCGCTATAGAAAAGCAATGGGACTGTACAGTAAGTTCCCATTAAAAAAATTCATTCAAGACGCTGATGATCTTGCAAGAGAGCAAGGCGACGAGGGACATGTTCCTCACATCGGCATGGGCGAAATATTAACAAATCCCGATCTGCAGCTTGATTAAACAAGAATAACTTTAAAATTAATTAGTTAATTAAAGGATAAGGATTAGTCTCCCTTATCCTTTAATTTTTTTTAAAACGACGTGATAATGACTAATCCATCACCACCACGTCCGCCGGCTCCACCTAATCCTGCTACGATTTGAGCGTTTCCTCCACCTCCGCCGCCACCTCCACAGCCATAGGAGCCATTGCCCCCTGCACCGGCACGAGTATTTGCAACTGTCGCATAAATTGATCCGCCGCCGGCACCTCCGAGGAAAATGCAGGGTTGACGAGAATTGGTATTACTTTTTCCAGGCATATTTAGAGCAAATCCGTTTGCTCCTGGGCTGCTTACATTTCCTCCGCTGGGTCCGCCTGACACGGTGGGAATTATTCCTGCTCCTGTTATGTTAGCTCCTGAATTTACAGTACCTCCTGTTGATGTGCACCCTCCGCCTCCACCTCCACCAGTAATAGACATATTAAGAGTTATTGCTGG